CGCGTGCGTGGCCAGACGTGCGAGGGCGAGCCGACGCACATGGGATGGACGGCAGACAAGGTGACGCTCCCGTGGATCGGCAAGGCTGCGTCTGCTGGTGCTGCTGTGCGTGTCGCCGGCATCACGGGCCGCATCCGTGGCGTCAGTCACACAAGGCCAGACGGCAAGACGATCCGGCCTGACCTGTGTCTGATTGACGACCCGCAGACGGACGAGTCGTCAGCATCACCGTCTCAGGTTGCTACACGCGAACGCATACTCTCGGGTGCGATCCTCGGGCTCTCTGGACCGGGCAAGAAGATTGCCGGGCTGGCGACGATCACGGTGATACGGCCCGACGACCTGGCTGACCGGCTGCTTGACAGGATGCGGCACCCGTCGTGGCAGGGCGAGCGGACTAAGTTGGTCTACGAGTGGCCGACTGCTGACGAGATGTGGGGCCAGTACGCCGAGATGCGGCGCGAGGGCCAGCGGGCTGGCGAAGGCACCTCAGCTGCTGACGCCTTCTATGCGAGCCAGCAAACGGTGATGGACGCCGGCTCTCGGGTGGCGTGGCCGGAGCGTAAGCACGACGACGAGCTCACGGCAATCCAGCATGCCTGGAATCTGCGCATAGACCGTGGCGAATCTGCGTTCATGGCCGAGTACCAGAACGCTCCGCTCGCGGATGACATCTCGTCAGAGAAGCTGGACAAGCGGTCGCTCACTGCTCGGGCTCTGACGCTTCCTCGAGGAACGGTGCCGCTGTCGCATCAGACGCTGACGGCGTTCATCGACGTGCAGGATAAGTTGCTGTACTGGCTTGTCGCCTCGTGGGGCGAGTCGTTCGGTGGTCACGTCGTGGCCTACGGCACGTACCCGGATCAGGCGTCTACGTTCTTTGAGGCGAAGAACGCCAAGAAGACTTTGGCACTTGTATCCAAGGGGGCCGGGTTTGAGGGTGCGTTGTCTGCTGGGCTTGAGTCATTGACGCAAATCCTGCTCGGCAGGGATTGGCTGCGTGAGGACAGCGTGCCCATGCGAGTGCGTCAGGTGTGCATTGACGCCAACTGGGGACAGTCCACCGAGGTGGTGCGGACATTCTGCCGGCGTTCCACGTTCACCGGCTCGCTGCTGCCAACTCACGGCAAAGGTATCGGTGCGTCTGGCGGCTCGCTCACCGAGAAGAAGGGCAGGGGCGAAAAGCTGGGGCTCAACTGGGTGATGCGGCAGACGGCCACCAACCAGAGGTACGGCGTGTATGAGACGAATTTCTGGAAGACGTTCGCGGCGGCTCGCCTGCGACTGACGCTGGGCGATCCCGAGGCTATCACGCTCCACGCCGGCGATCACGACATGCTTGTGGAACACCTGACCAGCGAATACCCCGTTCGCACCGAGGCTCGCGGACGAGTTGTGGACGAGTGGAAGTTGGACAACAGGCGAGAGAATCACTGGTGGGACTGTCTTGTGGGATCTGCCGTGGCGGCGTCAATTGCTGGCGTTCACCCTGTGGCGACAGAGGCGGGAGGCCGGCAGCGGAAGAAGGTGACAATCCCAAGCGGACCAAGCGGAAAACGTGTTATCCAACTCAAAAGGCTCAACAAATGATTGCCGTAGTCAGCGTTGACGGCCTAGAGCCTCGGGATCTGTTTGCTATCCGCTCGCGGCTCACAAAGCCAGACAGCGAGTTCCAGCGTGAGGTTGCTGGTGTGCTTGAAGGCGAGTCGTCCAGCTGCACGCCGATTGCGGTCTGTCACATTGACGGCGCTCTTGTCGGCTGGGCGTGCTCGCACATCTGGAATGACACGACGACGCTTGAGATGTTTGTCGATCCTAGGCACCGCGTGTCGTGCATGGCACTGGCCCTCTCTGCGGCCCTAGTCATTCACGGCACGATTGACCGCAACAAGTCGCTGGCGGTGTTTGCTCCTGCCACGGCGGCGATCGCCAGAAAGCTTGGCGTGCTCAACGTGGTGGAGTACGAGCGGTCTGGTGCTGGCTGGGTCAAGGTCTGACGGCATACCCGGTCTGGAATAGCCGCTTCCTGCCGTAGCGTGACGCGCTATGAGCGACCAACTGCGCGACAAGATTGCTGAGACAGCATCCGGCCCCAAGCGTGTCCGCACGGACGCAGGCGAGGTCGAGGCACAGGATATCGCCTCCATCATTGAGGCTGACAAGTATTTGTCGGCAAAGGCTGCCGTGCAGTCCAAGACTCGCGGCCTGCGGTTCAACAAGCTGCTCCCTCCTGGGACATTCTGATGGGACTGTTTTCAAACTGGTTTGGGCGAGCGCAGCCGACGCGGCAGATGCCTACGTCGTCAAAGTTTGTTCGCGCACGGTTTGACGCAGCTGAGAGCCAGGACGACCGTCGGCATTGGGCGAACGCCGACTGGTTTTCAATGGACGGGGCTCTCACGCCTGTCGTTCGTCGGACCATGCGGAATCGCGCTCGGTATGAGCGGAATAACAACTCATACCTCGCTGGCATTTGCGAGACGCTTGCCACCGATCTGGTTGGCACCGGGCCGCGACTGCAGCTTGATACTGGCGACGCTGACGCTGACCGGCAGATTGAGCGTGCGTGGTTTGATTGGTCGTGGCACGTCAATCTGGCTGAAAAGCTTCGGACGATGCGTCAGTCGAAGCTCATTGACGGCGAGTCGTTTGCGATGTATTTCACCAATCCTCGGCTAGATGGCGTGCAGCTTGATATACGCCTGGTCGAGGCTGAGATGATTGCCACGCCGGTCGGGCTCTACATACCAGACACGACGCCGGAAGGTTCCATCGTTGACGGGCTTGAGTTTGACGATGTCGGCAACGTCATCGCCTACAAGGTGCTCAAGTACCACCCAGGCAGCAACTGGCAGGTCAGTAATTTCGAGTTCAACCGCATTCCTGCGGAACTAGTTGTGCACTGGTTCTCACGGCAGCGCCCGGCGCAGCATCGTGGCGTTTCGGAAGTGGCTCCTGCAATACGACTCTTCGCCCAACTGCGTCGATACACGGATGCCGTGCTGGCGGCTGCTGAGACTGCGGCGGACTTCGCTGCGTTCTTGCATAGCAACTCGCCTGCCGCAGAGGTAGACGACGTTGACGCTTTCGCAGAGATGCCCATTGAAAAGCGGACGATGGTCACGCTACCCGAGGGCTGGAACGTCTCACAGCTGAAGGCCGAGCAGCCAACCAGCACCTACGCAATGTTTAAGCGGGAGATCCTCAACGAGATCGCTCGCTGCATGCAGATTCCATACAACATCGCCGCGCTGGATTCGTCGTCTTACAACTATGCGTCGGGACGTATGGATCATCAGATCTACACGTCTAACCAGCGCGTCCTGCGTGATGAGCTTGAGCGGCAAATGCTTGACCGCACGCTCCGCATGTGGCTCGACGAAGCCGTGCCGCTTGGGCTTGTTCCTCAAGGTCTGCCGCCGATCAACGAATGGAACTGGATGTGGGTGTGGGACGGCAAGGAACACGTTGACCCGTCAAAGGAAGCCAACGCTGCAGAGACGCGGCTGCGGACGCACACGACAACCTTGGCGGCTGAATACGCCAAGCAGGGCAAGAACTGGGAAGCCGAGCTTCGCCAGCGGGCCGCAGAGGTCGCATTGATGAACGAGCTTGGGCTGTTCATTGACCTTGAGCCCGACGGCAACTACGGCGGCGCAACACCAGAGGACGCAGAACAATGAACAAGATCAACCTTGAAACGCCTGTTGAGTTTGTGTCCGCAGCTGCTGCCGAAGGCATGCCGGCTGGCCCGCGCAAGTTCACCATTGAGGCATACACCGGCGCTGCGATTCGGCAGGGCTGGTCTGCAGAGCCGATCGTCATTGACCTGGCTGGCATGAAATACAACCAGCGCATTCCGATTGTGATGGGCCACGAGTACACGATGGCGTCAATCCTCGGGCAGGCCACCAGCGTGCGTGCCGAGAACGGTCGCCTCTACGTCGAAGGCGAGATCCTCGCTGAGTCAGAGCTCGCCCGGCAGGTGACTGCCTTGGCCGAGAAGGGATTTGCATGGCAGGCGTCGGTTGGTGCCGACGTGATGCGGCACCAGAAGGTTGCCGCCGGCGAATCCGTAACCGTCAACGGACAGACCTTCATGGGTCCAGTCCGAATTGTAAAGGCTTCCAAGTTGCGGGAAGTCTCGTTTGTCACTTTGGGCGCGGATGACGCAACGTCCGCCCGCATCGCTGCCGAAGAGGCAGAGGAGCTAC